TTAAGACTGATGCCTCTGTAGATGCTGTATGTGCAGTGCCTGTAACTCCTCTAAGTGCTCTTACAACTTTATTATCTGGGAATATGTTGATAACAGATAATCTTTCAGTTCCTATTGCGACTGTTGAACCTATGGAGAGAGATACTGGAATTCTAGAAACATATATGTCAGTGACAATTCCAGAGGTGGCATTACTTGGAACTTGTTTTATTAAGTAAGTTTTTTCTGTAGTAATACCGACAATATGTGATTTAGTCAGTCCACTAACAAATGTGGAAAGACCAGATACAATTACACTATCGCCATCACCAATCGAATTAATCTTATCAATATGTAAAGATACTGTATTAGAATCTTCCCAAACTACCTTTGCACCCTGATATGTGTTTACGCTTGTATTCAAGTTTGTAATAGTCTTTCCTACAAGACTCTTAACATCTGCTGATAATCCTCCACCAGAAGTATCAGTATTATCAAATGCTGCTATATCACCAACAGCATATCCACTACCAGCAAGATTGACAGTCAGTTTATTGACTTCACCTTTAGTTACTGAATCAATGTTTGCTCTTTGAACTAAAATTTCATTAGACTCTGAAATGAAGTCATTGTCAGAATACCTATCTCCAACTTTATATGGGAAAGTATTTCTAATCAAGTTAGAAGAATTGAAATCAAAGTCCTGATTTACTTCTTGAGAAACTAAGAGTGACTTATAAGAATTTCCGATAAAGTAGGGGAAAGTTGAATTGAAGGTAGTTGAAGAAATAGTAGCAAAGTATGCATAAGTTCCATTTGGAAACTCTGGTGTTTTACAGTATCTACCATTATACTGGTCAAGGTCTCCAGAATTGCTAAACTTATAATCTTCAACGAAGAAACCTGATGAGAATCCAGATGGTCTATCTGTTACGTTTGATGTTGATGCAGAATAACCACTTACTAATACTTTGACTGAAGAGCTGGCATCTGAAGGGTTAGTATAACCATAAGATCCATAGATTGGATTACCGTCATAAGCCCAACCAATGATTGGGGAATGCTGAGACCCAGTATCTGAGAATTGACTTCCAATAGATGTTGTGTATCCAACAACACCATATTCAAGACCTTGAAGATTCTTTGGATTATCTAGTAATACTTCATCACCGAATCTGGTTTGATTATTTACAGTTAACTCTCTTACAGAGGCTTCAGCAAAAGCATTTATACCCCTTGATGTTGCAACTATTGTAGTATTTGAATCATATCCAATACCACCATTAATTATTACAACCTCTGTTACTTTTCCATTGGAAACAACAGCTCTTAACTTAGCACCAATACCAGCACCAGATACTGTTAATTCTGGTGCAGCACTATATTCGCTACCTGAGTTTGTTACCTCAACTGAGACAATTCTACCACCTGTTACAATTGCCTTTAACTCAACTTCTTTACCAGTCTTAATTGTTATACTTGGTCTCTTATGGAAATTCAGTACGTTTGATCCATAACCAGTACCTTTTTCATACAGATACAGATTTGTTATTTCACCAGTAACAATTGGAGTGGCGGTTATAATTCCTGCAACACCATCATATTCAGCACTGATATTTAATTGAATATTTGGATAACTAAAATTATGATATCCAGATCCAGTACCAGTCAAATTGACATAGTTACCTGTTGTATAATTTGTAGAGATAGTAGCGCCAACGCCAGCGTTAGCAAGACGGAATCGATTCGTGTCTTGCTTTATAATATAATAACTTGATGTTGTGGAAAGTCCAGTAATCGCTGTTCCAGTTGTGCTGTAATTTACAATATCACCATCAATGAATCCATGATTCTCAAAGAAGATATTATCTTCTACTGTAGAGACATTCTCTGGTTTTACTATGAGTTTTTTGTTCTCATAGTTACTTCCATGATTAATTACCTTAATGGATCTCAGTGTATTCTTACCATTAAGAGTTCTAAACTTATGAATACCCTGTGCATTTGATGTTGTGAATCCTACTGTATTGATTCCACTCACATAGTCGGTAAGAGTTGGATACAGTTTAACAGTTGTGCTATTAACTGTTTCAGTATAATATACTGAACCACTATTGAGAGTTGTGCCTAAATCTGCATTGCTTCCGCCAAAAGTTCCTACACCAACAGCATTGTTACCATTTCTGTTGTAAACGATAGCTTCTCCACTAGAGAAGTTATGTTGAGTGGAAAATGTTAAGGTGTCGGCAGTGATATCAATTCCACCACCTTCTGTAGAAATTCTTGAGTCAAATTCAACTTCACGATATCTCTTTTCTAAAACTGGCTCTAAGATTGCACCACTACCATTTCCACCAGTTAAAGTAACTGAGGTAATCTTCTTAATGTCAAAATCTTGAGGATCAACAATAACTTCTTTTAATGTGCCTTTAAGCACTGGTCTAACAAGAGCAGTTGTTCCAGCACCAGAAGATACCACAATATCTGGTGGATTAATAACATCATAACCACTACCAGTATTGTATAATGTAATGCTATCTAATGGTCCATAGTAAATCTTATCATTGGATTTATAGTTGATTATCTCAACACCATTGATAAGCATTCCAGTAGATCCAGGAATGGTTTCCTCATTATTTCCTACCTTAATATTCTTCTGATATGGAAACTTCTTAAGTACTTTTTGTGGTTTAATTAAATCATCTTTTTGAGATGCCAATATAAAAGTATGAGATCCAGTAGAACTTGTTGAGGTAAATTCAACAGGATTGTCACTTACAATCAAAGACCTAGACAAATAGAGTTTTATCTGATTGTCTGGTGATAATACTTTCACATAGTAATTGCCTTGTGGCATACCAGACAGGGCGGCACCACTAGCACTATAATAAACTTCATCACCAGTAACAAACGGAACACTGGTGGCGAATGAAATGATTGAATACTTTTCAGTAATACTACTATAACCCTTTAAAGTCGTAGAGTTTGCTGAAGATATGCTAGCTTTTTTAACGCTCTTTGTTATCTCATATGATGGTAATGAGTTTGATGCAACATAAAAATATTCATCATTTTCATTATAAAGATTTTGCACATCACTCACAATGGCATTATTACCATAGAGAATTGGTGTGCCAGAGCTTGTGGCAGTTTCTAATTTCCTTCTAATAGAATATTCTAAATTGGAATTGTATGTAAATCCAATCAGATTATCTAAAGTAACTTGATTTCCAGATACTGTAGCAACAGTTGCATTAGTATGAGCAACATTTTGTGTAGATCCTAAAAGAATATCTACAACGTCTCCAACCCTAAGACTGGATTTATCGATATCTGATTTTAATGTGAAATTGGATCCACTGATACTATCAACATAATATCTACTGCTCGTGTTGTAAATCCAGGTATTTGCAAATAATTGCTTATAGGTCTTATCATTTTCTGGATTCGATATCTTTTCACCTACATTCCTTACATATATTTTCTGACCCTCAGTTGAGAGTTTGATATCACTAACAGTTTCAAACTGAGATAAAACTCCAGTTATACGAAATTCAACTCTCTTTGTAATATCACCATCTTCATATCCATAAAATACCTCATCAGTACGAATTTCATCGCTTACTGAAATGGCATTATTAATTCCACTACAACCTAAAAACTGGTTTACAGTCTTAGAAGTATATGTGATTTCATTATCACCTGAGATTAAAGTTCCAGAAGATGGGAATCCAATTGTTGTATCAACAATAATTGAGGATGCACCAGCACTTACAGCATTGATTGCCTTTGTCTTTGGTTGAATATTGAATGTGCCTTCAATCAGATCCCTATCATCATATCCAACAAATAAACCAAGTTTAAAGTATGTGCTGATTCCAGCTCTAGTAAAGATTTCTACCTCAGAAACTGATGCTTGTGTTTCAGGATCTGAAGACTTTTTGATTGTTTGACCGATTAACTTACTTGGGTCACCAGAAATTGTCTCAATAACTACAATCTCTCTTCTTAAAAACTGAGATGAAGATGGTTTTAAAAGACGACTTTCTAAATCAATAACCTTTGGAGTTACTCCATAGAGAACCTTGAAGAGGATTTTGAAGGATTCTTCAGTACCTTTGGATTCATAAAGAGATCTTGCTTCTTTAATGAAGTTATTGACATTCAGGTTAGATACAAAATCTACATTCTCAAGACCTGGAGTGAGAGTATACTTAAGTTTCTTATAGAATTCTTTGAGAAACTCAGAGCTTAAATTCTTTACAGTAGCACCAGATGTGTGTGCTGCCTGCTCAGTTTCCTTGAAAACTAATTCTTCTGGATTTAATTCAGATCTATAAGAAGTAATACCACTAAATCCTCTTACACAACCAGTGAATGAGTTGGTTGTGATTCCAGTGTAGGTGAAGATTTCGTTGTCAATCTGAAAAAGACCATACTGAGCGGGAAATCCCTTAGTAGATGCTACTTGTACAGTATCTGCAGAAGAAGTAATATTTGCTGAAAGTGTAGTAATTCCAGTGATAACTTCTGGAGTGAGGTTATCAATCTTCAAATATTGATCTAAGTTATTAGCAAGGTCTGCTGGAGCACCTTGATATTCCTGAGAAATGTAATATTGCTTTAGAAAATCTACTGCCTTAGGACTTTCGGAACGTAAAAACTCTGGTAATTGGTTCTCAATAATTTGCTGAACTTTTACCCTCGTCTCAAATCCAGTTTTTATCATCTTATACCCTCTTTAGTTCTCCGTTTAAGTAGCTAGAAGTCGTCTTATATCCGACACCGGATATCTGTTCACCAGAAGTAATAGTATCCTTTATCATATTTATCTTGCTATCTGCAACTGAGAAGCTAAGATAGAGGTCTTTTAAACCAATGACATCGTTTGATTCTGGATATGCTTGAATCTCAATAATGTTATTTGCCGCAACAGTAGAAGTGATATTTAAGGTATTGAGAATAATCTCACCTTTAGTGTAATTGACCGTGCCGGCAGACTTAACTTCTACAATATCAGCACCACCCGTAGTGGATTCTTTTACAATAGACAATACACCTACACCATTAGTGCCAGGACGATCAGTTAGATAGAATGTTCCTGTTCTTCCTGCAAGTGTAAATCCTGTGCTCTTGATGTTATATCCTTCTGGTTTGTAATGGAAGGCATTGCCGAAGCATAACTCATATTGTGCAGACTGATTAATCAGTGCCTTCAAGTTTCTTCTAATGATAACTCTGGTAATATTTGAAGTAATGGCATTATCAGCATTATCAATTGTCTGACATAACTTACTGTATTTGAATCTACCACCAAACTTATTAATATTTGATGTGGCAAATATATTGAGAGTGTTAGTAATAGTCGTCTTAACACCATTTACATTTGTAACCTGAGAAGGGTTGTAGTAAACGGCAGCATCAATCTCAACATAAAGAACTTTGAGATCGATAATTTGTTGATTGATACCAGACAGCGAATAATTCTTCAGTTTAGTCAGAATGGTTTGCTTATCAAAGTCAGAAACATAATCACCATTCTTTGGTTTGATGCTAATGATTATATTACCAAATTGAGGTGGATCTAACTCTTCACCACCAACAACGGAAACTGATTCTGTGTTTGGGTAGATAGATTGAATAATTGCTTCGTAATCGCGTGCTGTGACCGCCCTGTACTGCGATGAATAGATTCTTGGGGCAAAGTACTTGATTGACTCAATACTCTCAATGTCGCCCCCGTTAGCAGCATTACTGACGGTTGTTACTGTT